CATTAATTAGTAATCAGGAAATGCGTAAAGTCCCAGACCCAACTTTTAAGATGTTTGAACATCGTAATCCTTGGGTAAAGCAGTTATGGCTATGTAATAGCGATACTGATAACATTGATTCAGATGGAACTACTACTACAACAGTAACAGTTGATGGTGCATCTAATATCTCAATAGACGACAGTCTAAAAGGTATTGTTGCAGAAGTATGGACAGATGGATATGGATCAAAGAAAGCACTAGTTAGGGTTCAATCGGTAAATAGTGCAACAGAAATTGTAGTCACTGGTTTATGGACTTCAAGTGGTTCTGATATTGCTTTGGCTAACAACGACATCTTTTTAGTCGCTGGTAATGCACAGGGCGAAGGTTCATCTGCTCCAGATGCATGGTCAGATGAGTTGCAAGTTGTTTACAATTCTTGTCAGATTTTTAAGACACCTCTACAAGTTACTGGTACTTTAGAAGCAGCAGTACTTCGTGGTGAATCTTCAGAATTGGCTAGACTTCGTAGGCAAAAAGCTCAAGAACATAAAATGCAAAAAGAGAAAGCATTTCTCTTTGGTGTTCGTTATGGTGGAACTGGACTTGGTGAAGCAGGCCCAGATGGAACACCTGATGAATCATTTGCAGATGGTGTTGCATTAGATTCAGACGGCAATCTTGTTCGTACAACTTATGGTATTATTTCTGCATTAGAAAACTATGCTATTAGTTCAGGCGATGACCAAAATAACTTTACTGTTTCTTCAAGTTACGCTTATGGTGACTTTGTAGATGACATGGAAAAAGTATTTCAGTATGTACCAGAATCAGGCGTTAAGCGTGCATTTTGTGGTGCTGGAGCACTTGGTTATTGGTCTAAGATGGCTGGAGCTTCAGGAATGGCTGGCAACTCAGGTTGGACAGTTTCTCTTGGAGACATGAAACGTGATTCTCTTGGTTTTAACTACAGAGTACTTGAAACACCTCATGGAATGTTGCAGTTGATTCCAACTCCAGCACTACGTGGGCCTTACAACAAGTACATGGCAGTTGTATCTGATGAGAATCTGTTCCATGCAGTTTATCGTCCATCTATGTATCAGACAAACATTAAGACCGATAATGCCTTTGATGGTGTTAAAGATCAATACATGTCTGATGAAGGTGTTGGTATACAGCTAATTGAAAGTCATCATCTGTTTAAGATCACAGCGTAAGGAGGCTTATTATGGCTAGACCTTATTTAGGTGGTTCAAGTGCAGGCATTAAAACAGTTAGTGCTGATGCAACATTAGTTCCTGCTGATTCTGGAAAAACTATTCTAATGGGAGCAAATGGAGTGGATATTACACTTCCATCTGCGGCTGCTGGTTTAGAATTTCAGATAATTCAGTCTGCTGATTACAGTACTGCAGTATGTACAATTGTACAAGCTGCAGCTTCTGAGGATTTTTATGGAGCCGTTTACGGTTCTACTCAAGGAGAAAGTGCTGGAACAGATGCTGATGTAGGAGCTTCTGCCAATACAAAGATAACCTTTTCTTCTGCATCTCTTAAGGGAGATAGAGTAAGATTAGTATCAGATGGTACAGGTTGGTATGTAGAAGCGTTTGCTCAGAACTATGCTGGAATAACGTTTGATAACTAAACAAAACAAGTTGGGGGAGCCTAGTGCTCCCCTAGCTAAATAAATATGACACAAAAACAATTAATAGAAACAGTACAGCAACATCATCCAGATTTAGGAGAGACACAAATACGTATTTTTCTTAATAAGGCTTTAAAAGAATTTTGTAGAAAGACTAGAGTACTAAATGGTACTGCTAGTACATTTACAGTTGCTAATCAAAGATATTATACTTTATCTGATATAGATACTTCTATTTCTGAAATAAAAAGAGTGGATTACGATAGTTATGAAATACCAAGATTAGTTGGTAAACCAGAAAAAATGGATTTAACATGAGCGTAGATGCTAGAAAAAGTGCATTAAAAAATGTTTGGTGGATTGAAAGAGATAAATTAGGTATAGCTAAAGTATCTGATGTAGATACAAGTACAGATTATGTATCCCCTTCTGAAGTTAAAAAATTAACATTGCATTTTGTAAAATTAGATGAAGACTTTGTAGCTACTACAGGTGGAGATGGTTCAGGTGGAATAAGAATGGATGAATCTCCTGCTATACCAGAAGAATTTCATGATGCATTAAGTAAATATGCAATAGCTAAAGGATATGAGCTAAATCCTCAAACATTACAAGTAGCTCAATATTTTAATAATGAATGGGAAATGTGTATACGAGAAGGTAAAAAATACGCTAATAAAGGCAGAGATGGTTCTGGTTATCACATAAGGCAATACGATTACTAATGGCAAGTTTTAAAGAACAAATAGAAGATTTAATAGGAAGTGTCGGTGATGACACATTGATTAGTCAATCTTTACAAGATATTGGTGGAGAAATTATATCATCGTTACCTGATTTAAAATTAATTCCTGTAGCAAAAACTACAGCTATTAGTTCTTCAGGTCTTTCTGTTGCTGATAAAAAAATATTAGGAGTAGATAAAAGCGATTTAAAAGCAAGATTTGTTCCTGCTGTTCATAAAGCAAAGTATAATGATACTGCATCTATATTTGCCGCTACGGATACTGACCCAGTTTATTATATAGAAGATGAAAAAGTTTATGTTAATGGAGCTGCTGGAAGTGGCGCTACTTCAGGTCATTTACATTATGTTCCATTATTGCCTACTTCCGATGGAAGTACTTTAATAGTACATGGAGATGATTCCGTAGCAAACTTTCCATTAGAAGCGCAACAACTATTAGTTTTGGGAAGTGCAGTAAGATGTTTACAAAGATTGCTTTCTGATAAAACATCTAGTTTGCCTAGTGACATAAGTGCTCCAAGTTTACCAATAGCACCATCAAGTCCCTCTGCTCCTTCATTTACTTATACTGATGCAAGTGTATCTGATATTGTACAACCATTGGTATCTGTTAGTGATATGTCAGCATTAACTGAGAATGCACCTTCTTATGTGCCTCCATCTTTAACATTAGGAGCAGCTCCAACAATATCTGATTTAAATATTGTAGCTGTTGCACCATCAATGCCAACGTTATCTTCTAATTCCGTGACTTTTAATGTTAATGCTCCAGTTTATACTTCTCCAGCAATTGCGCCTTCTTTTAGTACAGTAGATGTATTTATTTCTACTGATGAAGATGTTGAATTAGCAGGAGCAAAAATACAGGAAATAAATTCTCAAATAGCAGAATACCAAGCAAATATACAAAATGAGTTAAATAAATTTAATGATGCTAATGTAGAATATCAGGCTAAGCTTCAAGTAGCATTAAAAGATAGCGATTTATCTCAAGCAGATGATTCTCAATTAATACAAAAGTTTCAATCTGAAATACAATTATATCAAGCAAATGTTGCTAAAGAAGTTCAGCAATATCAACAAAACCTTGAAGCAGATTTAAGAGTTTGGCAAGCTGAAAGATCAACAGACTTACAAAAATACAGCACAGATATTCAAAATGAATTAAACTCTTTTAATGAGTCTAATGTAGTTTATCAGCAAGATATACAAAGAAAGTCTCAAAACTTTCAAAAAGATATACAAGTTGCAATTCAAAACGCACAGCAAGAATTTAATACACGAAAATCTATTTTAGATAAAGATGTTCAATTGGGACTTCAAAACGCTATTAATAACTTTCAAAAAGAAGTGCAAGAGTATGGATCTACATTAAGTAAATACCAAGCTGATAATCAAAAATATCAAGCTGAAGTAGGCTCTACAATGCAAAAATATAGTAGCGATGTTTCTAATTATGGAGCAAAGATACAAAAACAAAGTATAGACTATCAATGGAAACAAGGTCAGTATAGTCAACTTAAGAGTGAATATAATCAAGGTTTACAAATATTAATAAATGGTGGTTTACCACAACAACAAGGAGCTTAATTATGGCAGATAAAGCATCATCAAATTTAGCAGCATCTATTTTTATGGATGATATAAGATCGAGTATAAGTGGTTCTTTTAATTACGAACCTAAAGATGCTAATGATAAATGGGTTTTTGCAGAAGTAGCAGTAGGTAATGGAGCTAGTACAGATTTATTAGATACTGGCGATTCTTATTTAGGTAGCTCTACTCAAGTAGCTACAGGAGATAAAGTACATTGGATTGCTATTAAGAACACATCATCAACAGCAACAGAAGGAGTTGCTATTGATATAATTACTGGCACTGCAGCATACGATTTAAAAGGAATAAATATAATAGGTGCAGGAGAAATGATTGTATTAAAACCAGTAAATACAACTGTAGCTGATTTACATGCACGAAGTTGCACTCTTGATGGGACATATGGATATGCGACTGCTCAAGGGTCTGCAACTGTAACTGTTCAAGTAGCTGCAATTTTAGATGACGTAGCATAAAAATTTAATTAAACAAGCCCATTCACGGATCGTCAATCCTTAGGGCAGGAGGATAACATGGCAAAAAAACAACATTTATCAGTACAAGAGTCACTTAACTCGGCAGGGTTTGGTGGAGAATGGACAGTCAATGCGGCAGCAACTCATGGTGGAACAGCAACTACAGATACAATACATTTAGATATATCTAAGTCTGGTCAAATAGGAGTATATGCTGCAGGAGCAATATACTTTAATTTTTCAGCATCTAGTACAGATTGTAATACATCAAATGATTTGGTTCTTCCAGCAGAGACTTTAGTTTTTATTACAGTCCCTCAAGGATTAGGATCAACAATATATTTTAATCATCTTGGTAAAGGTGCTGCTTGTGCAGTAAGGGTTGTAGAGGTTTAATATGATTACAAATTTTCTTAGTTCAGAAGGTGGTCTTAAATCTGGAGGTACAATCTCTGGTGATGTAACTATATCTGGAGATTTAACTGTAACTGGTGGTGGAGGATTTACATATTCAGAAGTATTAACTGGTAATATGTCAATTACTAGAGCAGATGCTGTTACTAACCCAGCAACAGATACCAATGCTGGTTTATTAATTGAGAATACAAACGCATCTGGAAGTGCTATATTGAGAATGAGAGGTGGAGATGGTGCGGCAAGGATTATGTATGGAGAAAACAACTCCACAGATAAACTTTATTTTTCTCCAAGAAATGAAGCGGCTAATTATGTTGTTCTTGACCATTTAGGTCAGATGGGTATAGGAACAACAAGCCCTACATCTCCAGCAAGTGTGGGTAAGTTTTTAAATATTGCAGATGCTGGCAGTGCTGGTATTGTTTTAGAAGATACAAATGCTGGTGACTGGGAAATATATAATGCAAGTGGCATTCTTTATTTTGAAGATAGAGGAAACTCAGCTTTAGCATTAACTCTTAAAAATGACAAGTCAGCTATTTTTGGTGGTGTTACAACTTTACAAAGCAATAATGGAAACGCATCTCATACTTTATTAAAGATACATAACAATGATGAGACTTCTAATACTGAAACAGGACAAACAGCAGACATAGAATTTAATTTTCAAGGTACTACAAATAGTGGTAGTAGCTTTGTAACCAAGAACGCTGGTGCGATTCGTGCTGGTAAA